AATAAATAACCCATCATGGCACACCCAACAACAAGAGCGCAATTTAAAGAATACTGCTTACGCAAATTAGGTAAACCTGTCATCGAAATCAATGTTGATGACGATCAGGTAGATGATCGTATTCATGAAGCCCTTCAGTTTTGGCGTGACTATCACTATGATGGTACCGAAAAATTGTTTATGAAACACTGCATCACTGCTGAAGATATTAATAGACAGTGGATATATTGTCCTGATGCTGTGCAGTTTGTTACTGGTGTTATGCCATTTGATTTGTCTAACGCATCAATCAACATGTTTGACTTGCGTTATCAATTACGTCTGCATGATCTCTATGACTTCACATCGGTATCGTATGTGTCATATGAAATTACGATGCAGCATCTTCGTACATTAAATCTATTGTTTTCTGGTACTCCACAGTTTAGATTCAACCGTCATCAAAATAAAGTATTCTTGGACATCGATTGGACACGTGATGTTCAACCAGGCAACTTTGTTATTATTGAATGCTATCGTGCTCTTGAACCAGAAACCATTACACTGACTGGTACAATGTCATGTGCTCCAGGTTCGAACACAGTTACGGGTACAGGCACAGCATTTGATCAGCAACTAGCAGCGTTTGATTTTATTACTATTGGTGGTGAACAGAAACAAGTAGGTAATATTGATTCACCAACACGACTTACATTAATTGGTAATCCAACACAAACTCATACGGATGCAACTGCTGTGATCGAAGGCGTTACTGATGTATGGAACGATAGATTTCTAAAGAAGTATGCCACAGCATTGATCAAACGTCAGTGGGGTTCTAATCTTAAAAAGTTTGCAGGTATTCAAATGCCTGGTGGTGTCACATTAAATGGTCAACAAATATATGATGAAGCCATACAAGAAATTGATAAAATGGAAGAAGAAATGTATATGATGGGTTCATTGCCATCCGAAATTCTGACGGGATAAAATGTGGCAACCAACTTTTACTTCAATAATTATCCTGCAAATCAGATAACTTCCGAGCAACTGCTCGTTGAAGATTTAGTTATTGAAGCATTGAAAATCTACGGCATGGATGTGTATTACATGCCACGTACTACACGTGATCAAGTAGATTATCTATTCGGTGAAGATACTCTCAAACAATATTTAACTGCTCATCCGATTGAAATGTACCTTGAGAACGTTACAGGTATGGAAGGTGAGCAAGATTTCATTTCCAAATTTGGTCTTGAGATTCGTGATGAAGCAACATTCTTGGTATCACGCCTTCGATTCCGCTACACAGTAAATGGATACATTCGTCCACGTGAAGGTGATTTGGTATTCGTTCCACTATTAAATAATTTCTTCGAGATTACATTTGTTGAACATGAAGATCAACAGACCATGTTCTATACATTAGGTCGTGGTCGTGGTGGTAATGTATATGTGTATGCATTGAAGATGAAACAATATGTATTCTCGAATGAGATTATTGAAACTGGCATTAGGATGATCGATGAACAAATTGTCGATTACTATCCAAAAACAAGATTGTTCTTTGCTTCTGGTGGTTCAGGTAATTTTATTAATCAAGAAATAGTATATCAAGGTGCCAATTTAACATCGGCAACTGCACAAGCGCTTGTTCATGCTCATGTTGATAATCAATATGTTGAAGTATATCATGTTCAAGGTGATTTTACAACAGGTACTTTATATGGTAATACAAGTGGTGCAAACTGGACTATCAATGTAATCTCTGATAAAGCAGTAATGAATACCCCGTTTGAAGATATTTTTGACAATTCTCGTATTCAAGCAGGTTCAGATGGCATCATAGACTTCACTGAACACAATCCTTTTGGTGAACCATAATGTTAGGTAATGCCCAGTTCTATCACCGTACCATTCGTAAAATGGTAGTTGTATTCGGTACACTTTTTAATGACTTAGAAATTGTACGATATACACAAGCTGGCGTTCCAAAAGAAAAATGGAAAGTTCCTCTCACATACGCTCCCAAAGAACGATTTATAACATCAATTACTTCTGATCCTAATTTAATTAAATCAATTGCTACTATTGTTCCGCGCATGTCATTTAATCTTGACAGTTTGGAATACGATGTCAATCGCAAACAAGTATCAACGCTTCGTAACTTTGCACAACAAAATGATACATCAGTAAGTACACAATTTGTTCCTGTGCCTTATGACTTTCAGTTTTCTTTGTCAATTTATGTACGTAATATTGAAGATGGTACACAAATTCTTGAACAGATTCTGCCTTTTTTTACGCCTGATTTTAATGTAACTGTAGATTTTATTCCTGAGATGAATCAAAAATATAATGTGCCTATTATATTAGATTCGGTAGCATCAACCGTAGAGTTTGAAGGTGCAGAAAATGAAGGTTCTACACGGTTGATTATGTGGGACTTAACATTTACTGCTAAAAGTTACATATGGCCTCCAGTTCATTCTGGTAAGTACATCAAAACTGCTAATACTAATTCGTTTATCGATCTTACAAATAAAAATATACAAAAAGTATATGTAGATTATGCGAATGGTAATGGTGTTTTTGCACAAGGTGAAACACTCCGTGCTAATAACTCTGATTTATTTGGTACCGTAGATTACTTCAGTAATACTTTAACTGGCATATTAGTTGTAACGGGTGCAAATAAAATTATACAAGTGGGTGATAAACTTACTGGTGATTATACTGGCGCAGCGTACAATGTAACTGTAACTAATATTAATTCTTTAAATGTTGTACAAATAAAAACCCAAACTAATCCTGGAACTGCTACTTTAGGTGATGAATTTGGATTCATAGATACAATAAAGGAGTATCCAAATACTTTATCATGAAAAAATTAAATGCAAATCTCTCTGAGATATTTGATGTTGAACCCATCAGAGAAGAAAACCCAATATCTCTACCAGTTACAGTAGAAGCTTCCGATCCAATCAATTCTGATGCTGAGTTTGCTCGAAATAATATTCGCGAATTAGTAACACAGGGAAATTATGCCATGAATGAATTAATGCTTGTAGCACGTGATGGTCAACATCCAAGAGCATATGAAGTCTTGGCCACTTTAATGAAAAATCTAGGCGACTTAAATAAAGATTTACTTGAAATACAAAAACGCAAAAAAGATTTAGCACCAAAATCTGAATCGAATAATTTGAACATAGATAAAGCTGTGTTCGTTGGTTCAACTGCTGAACTGGTGAAGATGATTAAATCAAATAAATAGGAACACTATGGAAAAACTTATCTCTCAACTCAAAACAATTTTAGGTACAAATTTTGCTTTGTATCTAAAGTCACATGGATATCATTGGAACATCGAAGGTTCTAATTTCCCACAGTATCATGAATTTTTAAATGATTTTTATAATTCTGTGTGGGCGCAAACTGATGATATCGCAGAAAAACTTCGTGCACTAGGTTCTTATGCTCCAGGTTCACTTGCTCGTATGTTAGAACTGGCAGATATTCAAGAAGCATCTTCTATACCTGATGCGATGGCGATGATGCGTGAGTTAGAATCAGATAATGAACGTTTTATCATTCATCTACGTGCTGGTATTGCTGCTGCCGATGCTGCTGGTGAACCTGCTGTGGGTAATTTCTTACAAGACTTGTTGGGCGCACACCAGAAAAAAGGATGGATGTTGAAAAGTATTATTAAATAAATTATGGATGACGGATACCTTGGTAATGCTAGGCTCAAAAGAACGGGCACTGAACTATCCTATACAAAAGAACAAGTAGAAGAAATATTAAAATGTACTGAGGACCCAGTATATTTTATTAAAACTTACGTTAAAATTGTCAACGTTGACCGTGGTCTTATCCCATTTGATATGTGGGATTTTCAAGAAGACATGGTACGCACCTTTCATGAGAATCGATTCACTATTGCAAAGATGCCTCGACAGGTTGGTAAAACAACTACCACTGTTGGTTATATGTTATGGGCAGCAATCTTTAATGAAGAATATACGATTGGTATTCTTGCCAACAAAGGTCAACTGGCACGTGACATTCTAGGGCGTATTCAAAAAGCCTACGAATATCTTCCTGCTTGGCTACAACAAGGCATCATGACATGGAACAAAGGTTCTCTTGAATTAGAAAATGGTTCCAAGATATTTGCATATGCAACATCGGCTGCTGGTGTTCGAGGTGGTACATACAACTTAATCTTTCTAGATGAGTTTGCATTCGTTCCACACAACATGGCAGTTGAGTTCTTTACATCAACATATCCTGTTATCTCGTCTGGTCAAACTTCTAAAGTTATCATTGTATCAACACCAAATGGTTTAAATTTATTCTACAAAATGTGGTCGGATGCTATTGAGAATCGTTCAACATATAAGACAGTTGAAGTTCACTGGTCAATGGTACCAGGTCGTGATGCAAAGTGGAAAGAAGAAACAATACGCAACACATCTGAAGAACAATTCCGTCAGGAGTTTGAAACAGAATTTATTGGTTCATCGGCAACACTTATTTCAGGCACTAAGTTGCGTTCAATGGCATTTCATGAACCATTATACACTCAAGATAATTTGGCAGTATTTGACGAACCGAAACCAGGTAGAATTTATATTGCTACAGTCGATTGTGCTGAAGGTGTAGAACAAGATTACTCAACTATTAATGTTGTTGATGCTACTGAAGCCCCTTATAGACAAGTGGCTAGGTATCGAAGTAACAAAATTCCTTTGTTATTTTTACCAACAGTAATATATTCAGTTGCTAAAAAATATAATGAAGCATTTGTTTTAATTGAAACTAATAATATTGGTCAACAAGTTGTGGATATTCTTCACTATGACTTGGAATATGAGAATATTTACAAGCTTGAACACCATCATATTAAGGGTCAGAGCATTTCATCTGGTTTTAAACGTGCTGTTTCTTTTGGTGTTCGTACCACGAAATCAGTAAAAAAGATTGGCTGTGCCAACTTAAAAACGCTAATAGAAAATAATAAATTATTAATTAATGATTTTGAAACAATAGCAGAACTGAATACGTTTGTCCGAATCCGTGATACGTATGCCGCCGAAGAAGGGCACAACGACGATATCGTCATGGGTTTAGTTCTATTTGCTTGGCTAACCGCACAATCATACTTCAAAGATTCCACAAACATCGACAT